ATATAGTAGTGGATATTATCTCCGACTTTCGTGTGTGTTATCTTATTAAGATTGTTCATCCTTATCACTTTCACGTTTTCTTTCTATATAAGGTTTATTGCCTTCTTCCTCAGGTTCTTCTAATGAAAAATCATCTCTCGATGTTTGTAAAACTCGTGGGTCTTCCATCCCTGTTTCATGTGGATTTCCATATTTAGCATCTCCTTGACCCTGATCTTTGGTTTTTAGCCATTTTTCCCAAGTTTTATCCTTCAAAGCTCTCCATTGTATAGGTTTATCTAGTTGAGTTTGATAATTATTTTCTTTATTTGGTGATTCTGGTCTATCTTTTTTAGGTATTTTTGTTTTTTCTAACCATATTTCCCATGATTTTTTCTTTCTTTTCTTAAATTCTTCTGCTTCTCTATTGAAAAAGTCTTGATCTAACTCTTCTTGAGTTTTTGGTATTTTTCTTGTACTTCCAGCACCTTCATGTTCATGTTCTGGGTCTTTTAAATATTGTAATTCTATGCCTTTTGGTAAGTGTTTTACTGATTCAGGCTTTAAATGTTGACTGACACTCCTACCTGTCTGTGTAGATTTTGCACCTCTTTCTGCTTCTTTTTTTGGTCTTTCTGTAAGTTTATTACCGAATTTACCTCTTTTTGAGAAACCAGTGCTTATGGTTGACATTTCATGTGGAGCCTTTGCTTCTTCATATACTCTTGGCTCTCGTATATGATCTGAGTCTCCGCTTAGTGCTTTTTCTAGCCATATTTCCCATGATTTTGATCGTAATATTTGGTTTTGGGTGTCATAATAGTCCCCAAATTCCTCTTGATCATCTTTAAATGAACGATTTGGCTTGAATTTTCTTGATCTAGGTTTGTGAACCACAGAATTATCTCCTTCTTGTGTAACTTTTGATTCTTTCACTGGTCTATTTCCTGCCTCTCTTACTGCGTTTGCATTATTAGTTGACACTCTATGAAGTACCTTTCCAGTTCCTTTAAAGTCTTTAGTTGGTTCTATATTTTTTTCTAGCCATATTTCCCATGATTTTAATTTCTCTACTTCTTTAAGTTCTCCATCTGTTAATTCATGTAATGGTTCTTCCTCACTTTCTGCCTTATCCTCGTCAGGATCATCAAATAAATCTGCATTTCTTAATTTTACTCTCTCCAACCCATCTAATGCTTCTTGAACTCTCACATTTCTTCTTGCTTTTGAATCATTCAAATCGGTATATTTTGGTATTCTTGATCTAGCTGGTGCTCTTATTGGATGAGTTGTTTGTTTTAAGTGCTCAATCTCTTCGTCGAGTTTTTTACCCATGACTAGTATGCCTACATTTAATATATAAAGTTAACCGAATAATGCCTTTTTTAGACCATCTGTAACGTCCATAACGTGCCAGCCACCACCAGCATTAACGGCTTTACATGCTAAAACGAGGCTATCAGGGTAGTCGTCATGCTCATCAGATCGAATTTTCATAATTCCAGTCTCTGTGTATTCTCTTCTCAGATATGATAATTGATAAACTAGTTTATTTATGTCTTTTAGTTTTATATTGTGGTTTTCAAATAAGAGTCTTAGATTTTTATACATTTCTGCTTTTTGCTGTAATGAGAAAACTACTCCTTGGCATGGTAAATCTTGCTCCCTTGCCAAATCTATTAACCCACCTCCAAGACCTGTTTCATCCACAAATACTCTTTCTAATCTATAATTTCGTACAAATTCACCTACCCTACCACAAACATCAACTACATTTGATTGTGCTTCTGCTTGAACATCTTCGACAAAAACTGTATCATTTTCGTCAACACCTATGACAGTAAATACGGTCTCATCCCTACCTGTTCTTGCTATATCCACGCCCATATAGTATCTTACTTGCCCTTTTGGTCTAAAATCTACTATTGCTTCTTGAATTAACGAGTTTGGTATTAATGCATTACCTATATCTAAGAATTCACCCTCGACTTCTTGAACATATTCGTCTCTTGTAAGTTTCTTAATTTCTTCAATGAATGTAGGGTCTTGTTGGATAAGTGGTGAATCTGTAGATTTAACATGAAACTCTCTCCACATACCATCAGGGTTTTTAGGTCTAGCATTTTGACATGCCTCATAGAAATAACCAGATTTACTAAAAGGAGTAGATGTTAACCAAACTCTAGCATGAGTTGCCATACCAGAAGGCAAGAATGCTTTAAGAATACTAGATTTAATGAAAGAACATTCGTCAGCTATAATACAATGAGGAGAATAACCTCTCAATGATGTACCTGTTTCACCTGTTGCCCTAGTGATGATTTTTGACACACCTCTGCCGTCTAAATAATTAACCCACATTTCACTTTGAGTGTTTCTTACAATGTAGCCTTTTAGAAAATCATTATTTATAATTAAACTTCTAATTCTATCAAACATGATTGTTGCCTGATTTTGTGTTGGTGCTGCAATTACTATTGTACATTCATCTTTAATTGTCTCTAACATTAATGGTGCAAAGAATGCAAAATGTATGCATTTAACTGCAGTTGACATTGTTTTACCAACCTGTCTCCCAGAACGATAAACTATGAACCTGTCTTTACAATCAACATATTTTTTATTATACTCAAATAATTTATGATCAAGAAATATCTCACTAAATTTACTAGGACTATCTGCACAATCTGCTATTGTTTGCATGAGATTTTGTCTCTCTGATAGTTCTTCTGTTGTTGGTCTTGCCATTATGAGGTATTACCCCCTCTAGAATGACAATGACATTTACACTCTGTCATCATTTCAATAACCTCATCATCACAATGACCACAATAAATACAGCACCCTCTACTCATACTTCCTTCCATCATATTCCTCTTCTGGAATCCAAACCCATTTGCCTTCTGCATCTGGTCTATATTTTTCTAATTTTTTCTTATGTAGTACTAATCGTAATATTTGCATTTTATTAGCCATAGTATAGACTAATTTTGTCTTTTCTCTTGATTTTTTAGGCATGGTTCTGATTTTTTTATCCAACTCTTCAATCTCCTTAGTAAGCTCATTCTCATCAGGTAAAACCCAATCTGGGTCGTCCCATATTCCTTTAATTAAATCTCCTAATCCCATCTACCGTCACCTCTAGGTTTTCTTGATTTTCGCCATTTTGGTATGTAATAGCCTATGGTTATACCACCAGCAAAATAAGCTAGGCAAATAAGTGTAAATCCTAAATCACCTAACATTAATCTCCACCACTTTTCTGGGCTTTAATCTGTCTAAAGATATTAGAGATATCACCCTCTTTTGTGTATTCTTGCTTCTCAGTAACAACAATTTTACTATTAAGATCATTGATTGATTTAACTATATCTAATAGTGTCTTTATTTCAGACTTTGTGTTTCTATCTGGGATATTTCCGTCCATCTTTGCTTGAGTAAGAGCCATTAATACATTTTCAAACGATATCTTAGCTATCATATCAATCATAGCCTTCAAATCTTCTGGGTTCCTTGTATCTAATTCATTGATGAATTTGAGAAAATCTTCTCTAATTGCGCATACTGCCCCAGCTTCATATTTTGGGCATTTTCCATTACCCCCATCTTCAATTGACCTATATACGCATTGGTCACATAAAGCTGGTATATTTGCATCTTTAAAATGCTTTGCAGAATTAAATGGAGAGATTGTTTTTCTCTTATCTTCTACAACGATATTTTTTCCATCTAGTGGTTTAATTTTAAAGATATCATCCTTCTTATCCATTATATAACAGTTACATTCTTAACTATTAAAGTTTGTCATTCACCGACAATTTTGTGACATAAACATTCACATTTTAGACTAACACGGACTTTAGGGCATTCAACATGGTCATGTAATCTACATTCAGGGGAAATGTATCTTATTCCGTCCATTTTTCCCTATTATCTTCAAAACACTTTGTTGCATAAGGACAAAATCCATCACATAGATAGTTTTTTGTTCTTTCTGGTAGGTATTCCTCTGTTAGAGACTTTTTAATAATATTTGATTTTTCTATCATATCTTGCAAAGTCTCTTCAATAGGTCTTAATTTGAATGGAATAATAGCTGGCTTATCCTTTTTCTCCTTATCTATACTATTTGAGATATAGATTACTGCACCAAATTCAGCGTCAATATCATAGCATTTTTTAAGAAGAACTCTATATCTATTTATTTGATCTTTATGAGAATCACTTGCTTTTGCTGTAGCTCTTGAAAAGTAATCAATGGAACCAGTGGTTTTCTTATCGGTGATAACCCATTTACCATCTATTTTTAACAAATCATCAATACTACCATAAATTATATCTAATTGTCTAGGATCTTCATCTGGTATTTTTAATGATTCTTCTCTTGTTAATGCTTCATCTCTAACATAATCATATGCAAGGAATTTCTCATGATTTTCCTCTGTTGCTAATTGTGAGTTTGAATGAACACACTGACCAAAATAGAGAGATCTCATGTCTTCTGTTGTAGTTCCACTTCTAGGTTCAACTTTACTATAAATTACATTTCTCATACATGGTTTAATAAGATCTGAAACATGAATACTACCTAATCTTTCTGTTTTCATGGCATCTAATTGTGCCCTTCTAAATTCAAAATACACAGCGTTCGCTATATCTTCGAGTTTTAACATACTTTGTATTAGTGAGTGTGTTATATAACCCTATCTAATAACTACCTATGTTGGTACAGTCACAACCTTCAACATCACAAATTGTGTTTCCCTCATGATCTTTTTGAGAGTGACCACATTCTGCACAGGTTCCACTTGCTACTATTTTTATATCTACCATTAGTATGATTCCTCAATTACAAAGTTAAAAGTTTTTGTTTGTTCTGAAATAGCCCCACTTGAGTTTTTTAATTCAACTTCACCAGCCCAATTACCAGCATTTGCTATAGCTGTATCTGTTGATTGAAGTGTATAACTAATAAGTCCACTAGATCTAGTGGTATAGACTATATTACCGTTAATAATGAGAGTTCCGTCAGGCTTCCATACTTTCCATTTACCTGTGGCATATGTTACAGTATTTGATAGGTTTTTAGCAGTTCCACCATCATCTGTAATAGTTAATTGTAAAGTAATCAAGCTTCCAGCTTTCACTCTAAATTCCGTTGATCTTCCTACCATATTCATACTCATCTAATTTCCACCTTCCACACTCTCTTGGGTGTCTCCACTACTTATAGTTTGTGAACTATCTGCTGTAGATTCACTCTCACTAGTTATTCCTGTACTTGTAGATTGTGATGAATCAGTCACAGGCTGTGATTCAGAAGTCCAGTAGGTACTTTGGGTTTGACCTTGAGTTACCAATCCATATTGGAGTTTTGTGAAGAATCCATGTGCCACACTAACACTTTCACTAACTACCTTCAATAATGTTCTAATTCTCTGTCTAAAGGTTTGGATAGATATTGATTCAATTACTACATAGACCTTACCCATAGCCTTGAGTTGACTTTCAGCATATTGTATTGTTTCATTAATCTTTGGAATGATGTGTTTGAAGTTCTTAATTGTTTCTGACACACTAACTGAATTGTTAATGATTCTAAATAGACCTCTCAATCTAATGATAGATTCACTTGCCTGAACTGTGTTGTTAATTACTCTGAATAGACCTCTAACAGCAATTCTTGATTCAGTGTATTCAATAGATTCATTAAGTCTTTTTAAGATTTCTCTGATTCTAATTCTTGTTTCAGATATGCTGACACTCTCATTAAGTATTCTCTTTAAGACTCTAATCTTTTCTCTAAATGTTTGAACTGATACAGATTCATTGACTATTCTACCCAATCCTCTCAATCTTATGATAGATTCTGATACTGAAAGTGTGTTGTTGATTATTCTGAATATTCCTCTCAATCTGATAATTGATTCAGATACACTTAATGAGTTGTTGATTATTCTCAACATTCCTCTAACTCTCAATCTTGTTTCAGATACACTTACTGATTCTGCAATACGTCTTAACATGGCACTTAGGTGTATTTGTGTTTCTGCAACCTGTACTGTTTCTGTAAATGCCCTTGTCCAGCTCATTCTCAATGATTCACTATATTGAACTGACTCTGCAATAATTCTTCTGATTGCTCTTAGTTTCTCTCTGAATGTTTGTATGGAAACTGACTCGTTAATCAATCTAGTTAATCCTCTTAATCGTATGATTGTTTCAGCATATTGAACGGTGTTATTGATGATTCTAGTCAAACCTCTCAATCTCAAAATACCCTCAGATACACTAACTGAGTTTGTAATGATTCTAAATATACCTCTCAATCTGATGATTGACTCTGATGTTTGGACAGTATTTGTAATCACTCTGAATATTGCTCTTAGTTTTATTATTGTTTCACTTGCCTGTATTGTTTCAGATACATATCTCAACATATCTTTGTATGAAAGTGTTGATTCTTGAACACTTTGAGATTCTGCTTGGTGTTTTACTAAGACCATTAGTTTGACATATTCCTTGCCTTGTTGGAATATTGATGATTGGTATATAGCTTGGAATATTCTCTTAGCACCAACATTAAGTGATTCATTGACACGTTTAATTCTACCACGTATAGTCTTTGTTGCAGTTGCAATTTCTAATGTTTCACCAATTAATCTGATTAATATTCTACCTCTTGTTCTAAAGGTTTGAACAGATATGCTCTCTGCAATTAATCTTCTCAATGCCCTTCTTGGTACAAGACCTGTGGCTATACTTAGTGATTCACTAACTAATCTAACCATCTCTCTTGCTCTTAATCTAAAGGTTTGTACTGAAACTGATTCTGCAACCAATTTTCTCAATGTTTGTAATCTTACGAATCCAGTTGCAATTTCCAATGATTCTGATACTAATCTAACTAATCCTCTTGAACGTAGTCTAAAGGTTTGAACTGATATAGATTCACCCAAGTGTCTAATTAATTCTCTTGCAAAGTTCTTGGCTTCTGCGACCTGTATGGTTTCTGCAAACAATCTACTAACTGCCTTTCTAAATCCTTCTGATACACTAACACTCTCATTGTAAATCTTACCAAGTCCTCTAACCATAGCAATCTCATATCCTTGTTGGAATACACTTCCTTGGAATCCGTT